ATCAGACATACAGCCAGGACGCTCCTGCTCATGTCTCAAGTAAGTCGTAAGATCGACAGATCGAACTGCTCGGAAGTCTTTCCCTCCGCTAACAGATTCCCCGTATTTACGAGCCGCTAATGCCCTGCCCTTGTATCCGGCTTTCTCACGCTCGGCTTGTGCTTCTGCCTTTTTGGAAAGATAGTGTGCCATCTCTTCGCCCGACATTCCACTGCTTCGTTTTCCGCCTCTTACGATAATATTTAGACTCATTTTTAAAAAGAAAAAAGGGAGCCGGTCTAACCCTTAAACCGGCTCCCCAAGTAACAACATGATCGGTTATTATAAACCCGAACTAATTAAACAATACTTCCGAGTGCTCGTGGATTGCTGACACGAATTGTTGCCATACATTCTGAGAACGCTCTTTTTCCAGCACCATTGTCAGGAAGATCCTGAATGGTCATACCTTCCAAGAATTTAAGTGAAACAGTGTCATCGGTTGGAAGAAGATATCCACGATCTGTATTAACAGTTCCGAGGGCTGTGTCGTCTCCACTTGCTCCGGCATCATTTCTGCCCAACCAGAGGTCCGGCACGATATCAACTTGGCCATAATCACTGATGTAAGTAACAACTGACAATTTCAAGATGCCATCTTTAACATCCTGGTTGAAGTTGAAGTCACTGTTTGCAGTGGTAGACCTGGTGTAGTCAGTGATCTTATTTACCAAAGCTGGTCCTGCGAAAAGTCTGAAAGAACCTTTCGAACCTGAAGCAGTGTAAACAGCCTGAAGAAGTCCACGGAAAGCAGACTCAGTCAAAGAACCGATAGAAACACGGGAACCACTTACTGCACGGAATCCTTGCTTTAAGGATGTGTCGAAAGTGTTACCTGTTGCTGTTGGGTCAGACCAAATACCAAGTCCGCACATTTTAGCACCAGCGGAGCTAGTACCAGCAGACTGATCATTTCCTGATCCGATTGCAGTTTCCAAACTGTTTTTAAGTTGGATAAGACTTTTAGCCTGAGAAGCGGCAAAGAGAGATCCGCCAGGAGCGACATCTACCATTTCAGCCTGACGGGATACTGCGAAGATATCTCTGAATGTGGCCACCCGGTTAGACAAACGAGCACGAGTGTCGATCAAGTTAGCGGCATCTGAAATAGTTAAGTCAGCACCATCGATATTTCCACCTGATCCTACTGGATCGGCAAGTGAGTCAACCAACCACTCGTTGAGAGTTGCTTTTGGAGCGGCGGATTGTGGGATTGTTGAGTAGATTGGAGTCTCCTGTGGTGAAACAGTGCGGAGAACATTTTCCAAATTCTCTCTCGAGCCCTTTGAACTGGTTACATTGTAGCTTGTTGCAATAGCCATTTTGAATAATTCCTTATTTTAAGATTTTAAATTTTATTCCGCTAGAAGTGCGGCTAGATCGTTTTCCGAGAGTCTTCTACGCTCCAAAATCTTTTGCTTCTGTGCAGTCTTCCGAGTGGCTTGAGTTTGTACCGGCGGGCTGGAATCGCCCATTGTCGGTGGAGGTGCTTTGGCTACCTTCTTGGCTTTCGGTTTGGCCGTCTTGGCCGCCTGGTCTGCCTTGATCGCTTCCACTCCTCTTACGAGTGTGGCCGCTATAAAGTCGCCATTAGGAAGGGAGTTCAGAACATTAGCATACTGACTTTTCAGCTGATTAAATACGCCTCTGCGTTCTTCAGCGATGTCGCTGTCTACTTTGCTCGAAATCCACGGATGAGTGTTTAGCGTGTCCTGTTGCCATTGTGCCGCTGACTGGAGATGCTGTGCCCTTTCGGGGATCTTCTCTGTCAGGTATTCGTCTGCCTGGGTAAGAATGTTTCGAATATCATCATCCGAATACTCTCTTCCATCGACTTCCACAAAGTCCTTACCTATGTGCTGAAGTGCGAACTTCTTGGCGGCAAGTGCTTCCTTCCTCAAAGTCTCCAGGGCTTGAAAGTCCTGTACCTCTTCGAGTGCCGGTTGGCTGGTTTCTGCTTGTTTCTGAGGGTTGGATTTTAATGATGCAATTTCTGATTTTAGTGTTTCGGCAAGCTCATCTCCTGCTTTCGCACGAGCGGTCAAGCGGTTCACCTGTTTCAGAAGTTTACCAACAGCTTTAGACTGTGGCTCATTGTCCCCCGATTCATCAGTGGACTCCTCCTCTTCGACTACCTCTTCCGTTTCCTCCTCCTCTGATTCCTCAGTTTCGGTTGACTGTAAAAGAACATCTTGATCCTGGTCGGTTTCTGTGTCTGCGGTCGTTGTCTCGGGACTAGGTTCCGCCTCAGATTCCTCTTTCGCTTCACTCTCCTCGACTTTATCGACAAACGATGCTGTCAACTCCTCAAGGGTCGTAATGCTTTGCGTTGGTTGTGGTTCTGCTTCTGTTGTACTACCCGAAGCCTCGGTTGTTTCTATATCTGCCATGTTCTGCGTTTGGTAAGTTCGCACTCTTGCGGTTTCTGCGTACCGACATGTACGCCACCTCTGATTATGGCAGGGGGTCGGATAAATTACTCAGGAGACTTTAAAAATCTTCCAGTTATCCTTGTAAACTTCGTGCTTGGCTTTCGATTCAGGGTTGTGCGGATATAATCCGATTCGTTTTGCCCCGTCTAATTCCATGCATGGGATGTTGTAGAAAATGTTCTCATCTTCGACATAGGCCACTAAGATATCCACTTTCGTGCAGTCGATTGTTTCTTTGCCAGTAGATCCGCTGGCCGTTGTCACCATATACCGACCTAATCCAGTTCGGTTCTTATCCTTAGTTTTTGATTCCGTTCCTTTGATTTGAATCTTAAAAATCTTACCTGCCGTGTTCATCACCAGGCAATCCTGTGGTAAGTAATCGCCCAATGGCACAAAGACCTCCAGTCCATGCTCGAGGGCTTCCGAAAAAAACTTCTGCTCGTAGAGGTTACCCTTCCTCTTCATCTTCGTCATCATCATCGAGCACCATATCGCACTCGAAATCGACAACATCCTCATCCAGCCATTCCTCAATGTCTGACATTACTATCTTTGCCATTTCAGTGTCTTCAATATCAGACTCCTCAAGCCAACGATTGAGCAATGCCCTATGCTCGTTTTTAAACTGCTGATGGGGTGTCAGTTTCGGCATTATCTAACGCCTCCAATATTCGGGTTAATCCAGCAATCTCACCCGATAAACGGGCAAGCTTTTGCGGATTGTCCACATGAGTATAGTCCTGAAAGTCCACCAGGCACATATCCCTCTGTTCTTTAATAAAGTCCTTAATTACTACCCACTCGGTTTGTTCACCGAGTCCGGCTACTGCATCTCCTAATGTCATTTTTTCCTTCTTACGGGTTTTACTCTTCTCCCCATTCCAACTTTCGATTTCTCAGCCTTCTTGCGTTTTAATTGGCTTTTACTCATCTCCGATTTTGTCTTGGGTGTTTTACTCGAGACTCTTTTGGTTGGCCGGCAGTATTCATTCTTTCCACCCTGGCCACATGGCTTGCCTGACTTCGTATCCTGCCACTTCTCTGATCCCCATCGTTTCAACGATGTACCCTTGGCAGTCTTGCGAACCTGTCCCTTGGACTTCCGGCACTTGGCAATTTGTTGCGATGCTCGAGCACTCGGGAATACTTTTACCCGAGCCTTTACCTTCTTATAACAAGCGTCCTTTGGCATCTTACCACTTCACCTTGTTTGCCCAGTAGGCCGCCGAAGTTTTACCTTTGGCAATGTTCTTACCATGACGAGCTTTGAATGATGCCCGTTTCTTCTTCATTGCCGAACTCTCACCAGCTTTAGGTTTACCGGCAGTCTTTGCTCCCTGCTGTCCAAAGCGAATCATCTTATCTTTTCCACCATCTTTAACTAAAACCACATGGGATTTTTTAGGATGATTCGGTGTTCGCTTGGGCTTGGAATACCCGGCAAAAGTTATTCCCCTGTAAGTGATACTCACTTTTTCTTCTTCAGCATTTTCTTCTTTGCTGGACTCATTTTCTTGCGAGCCATTGCTTTTGCTTTATTGGAAGGTCTTCCAACCTTCGATCCGTAAGTTCCTTTTCCGTATGGCATAATATCTTCCTTTCGATTAAGCGGCCACTGATGTGCCTGGTACATTGCCAGGTGCAGTACCTAACTGACCAATCCTGGCGTTCATTTGTTGCTGTTGCTGAAATTCTAACTGACCAGCATAGGTCTGAAGTCTCTTCGCAAAGTTTTCATCGGATTGCAGGCGTTCCTGCACATCGGTCGCCGGTATCGCTTCGCTTCCCTGAATATACGATTGTAATACTTGCAACCTAAGTTGTGGATTCGCTCCATTTTCAGGGGCGTTAACAACCTGACCCGATGCGATCTTTGCGATGTCATTCGATGTTTCAATAATCTCCTTAGTGGTAGCCTCCTGCGATGGCATGATTAACTGATTGGCAAGGTTTGGATCAATCGCCTCAATCACCTTGCGAAGATAAATGTCAAATCTACTCACGCCTTGACGATCATAGGTTGCCATTAGCTTTCCTATCGTATCCAGCTTTTGAAGAACCTTCTCCTCATCCTGGTTCATGCTGTTCCAGGTGATATTAAAATCATACACTTCAGCAGTCTCATCCAGCATGAGCATCGCTCCCTGCTCGTTGTTGGTAACCCGAAACCATATCTGCGGTCCGCCATAAGTGCGATCCAGGCACCATATGCGATTCAATACCTGCTTCCATCCCTCGAGCCAACGATTGACCAGGTTCTGCCGAACACTGTTTGCCTCCACTGCATCTGCTTGCGATGTCGGCCTTCCCGTTAGCTTATCTGCCAACTGACGAATCTGCATCTCCACTTCCATGCTTGCGTTCGAATAACGGGGGATCTCCATGAATCCAACCTCTCCACGCCTTCTAACGGCCAAGTGAGCACCCGGGCCAAGACGCTCCGGGCGGCGGCCAATCTGAAACTCCACTGGTGGCATCGTTGACATAGATGCCCTGTCTCTCCTTGCGTCCATCTCTGTCTTTACTGCCAATTGATAACTCTTCAGCAGTTCAGGATATCCACGCGAATCAAGCAATCTATGATTGAGGCATTCCCTCGTAATCGCCACAAAGGGATATCTCCCTTCATCATATTCCATGGGACTATGAAACCCATGCCCTTCCGCTTCATCCGCCCAGCAGGTAATCGTGCATATAGGCACATCGTCCTCGTCCAGTTCTTTTCGATATGTCGTGATTACCCTTACCATGCCTTCGTAATCCTGCTGGCCATAAAAGTTGCCGGTGTCATACGACATCAAGTCAGTCGAATAACTCTCCTCCGAATAAAATCCTTTCGAGTTTTCAATCAATTCCTCGATCCATTCCTTATCCCATCCCTCATTTACCTTCTGCATCAATGCCTCGGGACTGTAGTAATGAATGCAGTGAATGCTCCTGGCACTCTCCAAATCAATCACATTCGAATCAATAATGATCTCCCGTCCCAACTCATATGCCTTAACCGCAGGACGATTCACCACTGCCTTCTCCGTTGGAACCTTTGAAACTCCTTTGTTGCGTAGCTCGTTTAACATCTTACGAACCCGCTTCTTCTTTAATCCTGGAAATAATGGAAAGAACATCTCCTCAACCCCCTCTTTC